AAAAGTTCAATCGTAATATGGCTATATCAGTTGAGTACGATTTGAAATATTAATGAAAAGTTTATATAACTTTATTATCAAACCTCTTAATAGTAGGTACGATAATATAAGAAAGGTAGGCGATAAAACGCTTATCATAAATACCACCATAGAGAACCACCGATTTGTGAGCAAGCAAGCAGTTGTTGTATCGGTGCCAGCTGCTTATAGCTCACATATAAAGACAGGTGACAATGTGTATGTACATCATAATATATTTAGAAGATGGTATGATCAAAAAGGAAAAGAACGTAATAGCTCTATGTACTTTAAAAATGATTTATATTTTTGTACTCCTGATCAAATATATATGTATAACAACAAACCTCATGGGCCTTATTGTTTTGTAAAGCCTATTTTAAATAAAGATTATTTAAGCATTAATAAAGAGCAACCTAACGTTGGTATAATGAAATATACTAATAGCTTTTTAGAAGCCGTAGGAATAACACCTGGAACACTTGTAACGTTTACACCAAACTCTGAGTTTGAATTTATCATTGATAATGAACGTTTATATTGTATGAAATCAAATGACATAGCTTTAACTCATGAGTACGAAGGAAACGAGAAAGAACATAATCCGAGCTGGGCGTAAAGCTGTAGACGAGTTAATTAAAGTAGCTGAAGAAAAAATCATTACACATACGGATGATGATGTATCAGCTGATAGATTAAAAAATGCTGCAGCAACTAAAAAGCTATGCATAATGGATGCTTTTGAAATACTACAAAGAATAGAAGAGGAAGAATCTATTTTATCAGGTGATAGTAATAAGGTAGAAAGAGAAGTAAAATCATTTAAAGGTTTTGCAGAAGGGAGAAGTAAGTGAGTTACGAACAGACGCTTTGGAAAGAAATTAAGGACGTTGTAAATCCTAAGATATTAGCTAAAAACAACAGATATAAAAAGTGGGAGTATGGTTATAACGTGGAGTATGATTTTGTAGTAATAAGTAAAACAGGTAAAATTGGATCAGTTATCGAAATACAAGGTCTCCGCATTGCTTTACCAACAGCAGATGAACCGTATAAACGAAGCAAAAAACAAAAGGAACAATACTGGAAAAGATTTGAATATCCAAAAGAACTACAAAGAATAAAAAGTAGATTTGATTGGGAGGAATATCCATTAGACTTTAAAGAAAAATGGTACGATTATATTGACAATGAATTTACTAGACGAGAACAAGGATTTTGGTTTTGTAACAATGGTATTGATACTTACATTACTGGTACTCATTACATGTACTTGCAGTGGTCAAAGATCGACATTGGAGCGCCGGAATATAGAGAATCAAACAGATTATTTTTTATATTTTGGGAAGCTTGCAAAGCAGACACAAGATGTTACGGAATGTGCTATCTTAAAAACAGACGATCTGGATTTAGCTTCATGGCGAGCGCAGAGCTTGTTAATCAAGCCACAATATCAAGCGACTCAAGATTTGGTATACTCAGTAAATCAGGTGCAGATGCTAAAAAAATGTTTACAGATAAGGTTGTACCAATATCCGTTAACTATCCGTTTTTCTTCAAGCCAATTCAAGACGGTATGGATCGGCCAAAGACTGAGTTGGCATATAGGGTTCCAGCATCCAAACTTACTAGAAGAAAGCTGGAAGCTAATGAGCAACTAGAAGAGCTAGACGGACTTGATACGACTATTGACTGGAAAAATACTGGTGACAACTCTTATGATGGTGAGAAACTAAAGATACTAGCACATGATGAAAGTGGTAAATGGGAAAGACCTGATAATATATTAAATAACTGGAGAGTTACAAAAACTACATTACGTCTAGGATCAAGAGTTGTAGGTAAATGTATGATGGGCTCAACCTCAAATGCTTTAGAAAAAGGTGGAGACAATTTCAAAAAACTATACTACAATTCAGACGTTACTGAAAGAAATAAAAACGGACAAACAACTTCTGGACTCTATAGCTTGTTCATACCTATGGAGTGGAACTACGAAGGATTCATGGATACTTACGGACTTCCTATCTTCACATCTCCGACAAATCCAATCAAAACAATTGATGGTTCGGTTATTACGACAGGAGTTATCAAGCACTGGGAAAACGAAGTAGAAGGTTTAAAGCATGATCAAGACGCTTTAAATGAATACTACAGACAGTTTCCGCGTACAGAGCAACATGCTTTTAGAGACGAAACAAGAGATAGTTTATTTAATTTAACAAAGATATATCAGCAAATTGATTTTAATGAAGAGTTAAATAATAGTATTAGTATTACTAAAGGAAACTTTGCTTGGGAGAATGGTATAAAAGATACTAAGGTGTTGTTCATGCCAAATAATAAAGGTAGATTTTTAGTTTCTTGGGTACCAGACTTCAATATTCAAAATAACGTAATAATTAAAAATGGAACTAAATACCCAGGTAACGAACATATTGGAGCTTTCGGCTGTGACTCTTACGATATTAGCGGTACTGTTGATGGTCGCGGCAGTAAAGGAGCACTTCATGGATTAACTAAGTTTAGTATGGAAAACTCTCCTACTAATCAATTTTTTTTAGAATATGTAGCTAGACCACAAACAGCTGAGATTTTCTTTGAAGACGTTTTAATGGCTTTGCATTTTTATGGTATGCCTTTATTAGCTGAAAATAATAAACCTAGATTATTATATTACCTAAAGCGTAGAGGATACAGAGGTTTTAGTATGAATAGACCAGATAAACTTTACAACAAGTTATCAATAGCTGAAAGAGAAATAGGTGGAATACCTAACTCAAGCGAAGACATTAAGCAAGCACATGCTGCTGCAATAGAATATTATATTGAAAACTTTGTAGGTCAAATAGAAACGGGTTATGGTAATATGTATTTCCAAAGAACGTTAGATGACTGGGCAAGGTTTAACATAAATAATAGAACTAAATACGATGCTGCAATAAGTTCTGGTTTAGCAATTATGGCTTGTAATAAGAATAAATATAGGCCTGTTGCGGTAAGAAATATAACACCTGTTAGTTTAGGCATACGTAGATACAACAATAAAGGATCTATTTCACAAATAATAAAATAAATGAAGATTACAAACACTTATAGCTCTTTTCCAGATCAGATAGTACCTGATGAGGTTAAACAAAGCATTGATTATGGCAGGCAAGTTGCAATGGCTATAGAAGGTGATTGGTTTAGCGGAACAAGATCTGGAGTTGAAAACAGATTTAATACTAATTATAATAACTTCAGGATGCGTAGGCTTTATTCAAGAGCTGAACAACCTGTACAAAAGTATAAAGATGAATTAGCTATAAATGGTGATTTATCATATCTTAATTTAGACTGGAAACCAGTTCCTATAATACCTAAGTTTGTAGATATAGTTGTTAATGGTATGGATGATAAAGTCTACGACATAAAAGCTTTTGCTCAAGATCCAGAATCAAGACAACAAAGATCTAAGTATGCCGAAGATATATTAAGAGATATGCAGGCTAAAGATTTTTTAGTTTCTTTACAGCAAACTTTAAATTTAGATTTATTTAATACTGAAAATCCTTCAAATCTACCTGAAAACAAAGATGAGCTAGACTTACACATGCAGTTAAGTTATAAGCAGGCTTCAGAAATAGCTTGTGAAGAAGCGGTTAATAATTCGCTTCAAATGAATAGGTATGATTTAACAAAGAAAAGATTACTTGAAGATTTAGTAGTGCTAGGTATGAGTGCTGTTAAAACCAACTTTAATAAAGCTGAAGGTGTTACTGTAGAATATGTTGATCCAGCCCGCATGGTTTATTCTTATAGTGAGGATCCAAATTTTGAAGACCTATGGTATGTAGGTGAAGTTAAACCTGTTACTTTAGCTGATGCTAAAAAACAGTTTCCTAATTTAACAGATTCAGAATTAGAAAGATTACAACAGTATCAAGGCAATAGTAATTACTTGTATAATTACAATGGTAGAAGAGATGGTAATGCTATATATATAATGTACTTCGAGTACAAGACATATAGTGAACAAGTGTTTAAAATTAAAAAGACAGCTACAGGTCTAGAAAAAGCTTTAGAAAAACCAGATACTTTTAATCCACAAGAAAATGATAACTTTGATAGAGTTAGTAGATCAATAGAGGTTTTATATAGTGGTGCTAAAGTTCTAGGTTATGATATGATGTTAGACTGGAAGATGTCTGAAAATATGACAAGGCCAAAATCTAACTTAGTTAAAGTTAACATGAACTACAACATATGTGCACCTAAAATGTATCATGGTAGAATAGAAAGCTTAGTAAGCCGTATGATGGGTTTTGCAGACATGATACAATTAACTCATTTAAAAATACAACAAGTAATATCTAAGGTAATACCTGATGGTGTTTATTTAGATGTTGATGGGCTAGCAGAAGTAGATTTAGGTAATGGAACTACATATAACGCTAAAGAAGCTTTAAATATGTATTTTCAAACTGGTAGTATATTAGGTAGATCGATGACTACTGAAGGTGACCCTAATAATGGTAGAGTGCCAATACAAGAGTTAGTCAAAAGTGATGGTGGTGGTAAAATAAATTCTTTAATACAAACTTATCAATACTATTTGCAAATGATAAGAGATGTAACCGGACTTAATGAAGCAAGAGACGGTAGTCAGCCAAATTCAGATTCGCTAGTTGGTTTACAAAAACTTGCTGCTGCTAACTCAAACACAGCTACTAAGCATGTATTAAATGCTTATTTATACCTTACAGTAAGAACTTGTGAAAACATAGTGTTGAGAACTGCAGATAGTATAGAGTTTGCTTTAACTGAAGAAGCTTTAAAAAATAGTATATCAACTTGGAATGTTGGTCAATTAGATGATTTACGAAATATACATTTGTATGATTTTGGTTTATACATGGACTTGGTACCAGATGAACAAGAAAAAGAAATGTTAGAAGCTAATATTCAAGCAGCGCTTGCTAGTGGCAGTATCAACCTAGAAGATGCTATTGATATTAGACAAATAAATAATCTTAAGTTGGCTAATCAAATGATTAAGCTAAAACGTAAGAAAGCTGCTGAAGCCGCTCAAGCTGCTAATATGGCAAACATACAAGCTCAGGCAGCTGCAAATGCCGAGGCTAGTGAAGCTGCTGCTATGGCAGAGGTACAGAAGCAACAAGCGGTGTTAGATACTAAACTAAAGTTTGAAAAAGGTAAATCTAGCTTTGAAGTAGAACGTATGAGAGTTGAAGCTCAAATTAAACGTGAGTTAATGGAACTTGAGTTTATGTATAACAAAGAACTTGGAGAGCAAAAAATAGGTATTGAAACTCGAGGAGAAAAAGATATAGAAGATAGAAAAGATAAAAGAGCTAGAATAGTTGGCACTCAACAAAGTGCTATAGCTAATCAAAAACAAAAACAATTAGATGCAATAGACTTTGAGGATCCATCGTCTATCGAGAGTTTACAAGATCCACTAGATAGTATACTACCTGAAGGTATGTAATACTTTATTAATTTATATTATATTATATTATGGCAAATGAAAAAGATGTTCCTCAAGAAGGGGAATTTAAAATGAAAAGAAAACCTGGTAGACCTAAAAAGTTATCACAGGATAAAAAAGTAACTAAATTAGAAATAAAAGAAGATGCCGTTCCAGAGCAAAGCACAGGAGTCGTGGATGCGAATAAACAAACCAAAGATGTGGAAAAAGTGGAGGAGAGAGCACCCGAATCAAAACTTGAAGAGCTTACCTCAGAAAAAGTCGAAGACAAAAATGAAGACAAAGAGGTCACGGTAATTCAAGAAAAACCAGTTTCTAAAGAAGCTGATAAATTAGAAAAGCAAGCAAAAGATGCTATTAGAGACGAAAGAGTTTCTGGTGTGCAACTGCCTAAAAACGTAGAAAAGCTTGTAAATTTTATGCAAGAAACAGGTGGAACTGTTGAAGATTATGTTACTTTAAATAAAGATTACACTAAGTTCGATGACAGTTTACTTGTTAGAGAATATTATAAAAAGACTAGACCGCATCTTACGGACGATGAAATTAGCTTTGTAATGGAGGATAATTTTAAGTTTGATGAAGAGACGGACGAAGAAAGATTTGTACGTAAGCAAAAGCTTGCATACAAAGAAGAAGTTGCGAAAGCCAAGAACTTTTTAGAGCAAATGAAAAGTAAATATTATGATGAAATCAAGTTGAGGCCATCTGTTACTAATGAGCAGAAAAAAGCAATGGATTTTTTCCAACGATACAACCAAGAACAACAAACCATACAAGAGAAAAGAAATGACTTTGTTAAAAACACTGAGGACTTCTTCACTAATAAATTCAAAGGTTTTGAATTTAACTTAGGAGACAAAGCGTTTAGGTATAGTGTTTCTAATCCAACTGAAATGGCAAACGCTCAAACTGATGTTTCAAAAGTTATTAGTAAATTTACTGATGAAACAGGAAGCATAACAGATTTGGACGGCTACCATAAAGCTATTTACGCTATGAGAAATGCTGATAGATTAGCACAACATTTTTATGAGCAAGGCAAGGCCGATGCTACTAGAGATGTTATTGCAAAATCTAAAAACATTAATCAAGATCCAAAACCTTTAGCTACAGAGGCGACTTTGTCTAATGGTTGGAAAGTAAAAGCAATAACTGGTGTTGATAGTTCTAGGTTGAAAATCAAAAATAAAAAATCATAATAAAAAATAGAACATGAGTTTTGTAAATGGAGGTTCATTTCCAGCAAGTATTACACCTATGCCAAGTCAAGTCACTGTACAAGACAACTACATAGATTTTAATAACTTAACTGGTGGACAATGGGCACAACAATATCTACCTGAGCTTTATGAGCAAGAAGTAGAGAGATACGGAAACAGAACATTATCTGGCTTCCTAAGAATGGTTGGCGCTGAGATGCCAATGACATCGGATCAAGTAATTTGGTCTGAACAAAATAGATTACACGTAGCATATGACAACGTTGCTGTTGCAGCTGGCGGTAAAGCTTTTCCTAAGTTTAGAGTAACTATTACTAAAGGTGCTGGTAACCCAGCTAGTTCAGGTATTAGAGTTGGTAACACAATTTTAATTTCTGACAACGCTACTGGATTAGTAACACTTAAAGCTTTAGTATTATCTAATACTGATAACGGTACTTCTGATGGTTATACATTAGAGTGTCACGCTTATGAAGGAAGCGCTTTAACTAACACATCTGGTTCAAATAGTTTATTTGTTTATGGTTCTGAATTTCCAAAAGGAAGTGAAGGAATGAAGCAAGCTATTGAGCCTAATGTAACTACTTTCACTAATTCTCCAATTATCTTAAAAGATAACTACGAGTTAAGTGGATCTGATACAGCTCAAATTGGTTGGATCGAAGTTGCTACTGAAGACGGTACTTCTGGATACTTATGGTATCTAAAAGCTGAGTCTGAAACTAGACTAAGATTTGAAGACTATCTAGAAATGTCAATGGTTGAAGGTGTAAAAGATGATAACTCTGGTACTTTTGGAACTGGGTTTGGTCCTGCTGGAGCAAATGGTTCTGAAATTAAAGGTACTGAAGGTTTATTTGCTGCTATCGAAGCAAGAGGTAATGTATACTCTGGTTTTGCTGGTGCTGCTGCTCCTGGTTCAGGTGCTTTAGCAGATTTTGATCAAATACTAAAACAACTAGATAAGCAAGGTGCTATTGAAGAAAATATGTTATTCTTATCAAGACAAACTGCTCTTGATTTTGATGATATGTTAGCTGCTACAAACGGTAGTTATGCTTCAACAACAGCTGCTTCTTACGGTTTATTTGACAATGAAGCTGAAATGGCACTTAACTTTGGTTTCTCTGGTTTTAGAAGAGGTTCTTATGACTTCTATAAAACTGACTGGAAATACTTAAATGATGCTACTACAAGAGGTATGTCTAGCGCTATTGATGGTGTTATGATACCAGCTGGTACATCTACAGTATATGATCAAATGTTAGGATCAAACATCAGACGTCCTTTCTTACACGTAAGATTTAGAGCTTCTGAAACTGAAGACAGACGATTCAAAGCTTGGATCACTGGTTCAGTTGGTGGAGCTTACACTTCTGATCTTGATACAATGAGAGTTAATTTCTTATCTGAAAGATGTTTAGTAACTCAAGCTGCTAATAACTTCGTGTTATT